ATTATGTCCTCTTCAAAGAATAGGAGCAATTTTTACCCAATAGTGTATAATGAAGGAAACAGTTGTTTCTGCTTTCCTTTTATTTGTAAAACAAAAGAAATTAAGTCTAAACTTATTTCATTGTTAGATAAGTATAAAATTGAATATAGACCTGTGGTTGGTGGAAATCTTTTAAGACAACCTTATCTTAAAAATTATTCTATCAGTGGAAAGACAGAAAACTTAAATGTAGATATTATCCATGAAAATGGAATCTATATTGGAAACAATCAATTTGTTTCTAACAAAGATATGGACTTACTGGAAACTATTTTAGGAGAATTATGAGCAAGTTTGCTGATTTAATCGATCAATGTATCAAGGAAACTATTGATGAAGTACTTTCGCGTAGAGAACTTCCTGATGTTGAATACATTGAAACAGACAATCTTGGTGAAGTAATTGAGAAACTTTCAATTCTTCACACTCGTATGTGGATGCTTGAGGATGCAATTCAGGAAGCAAAGACAGATACTGAAATTGCTGACCTAAAGCGTAAGATTGATATTTGCTTTAAAGTGAAGCGTCCTCGTCTTGTGCAAGCAGTTAATCTTCTTGTGGATAATGCTATCGCAACAGGAAGAACTCTCCGCGAGGACTCTGTAAAACTTTATAAAGGAGTTGAGTGATATGTCGCTCAAGTACATTCATCATCACTTGGGTCTTGGAGACCATATCATTTGCAATGGTATGGTCCGTCATTTTTGTAAAAAATACGATAATATAGTTCTCTTTTGCTATACACATTACTATGATAATGTAAGTTATATGTATCGTGATCTAAGCAATCTGGAAATCTTTAATTTTGATGTTGAGGAGGATGCTATAAGATTTGTTGAAAACAATAAGACTGTTAAAAATAATCTAATCAAACCTGGATTTGAGAATCTTGATAGTTGTTTGGATAGGATGACTTTTGATGAAGCATTTTATCATCTTGCTGGTCTTGATTTTCAAATTAGATTTGATGAGTTTTACTTTGAGAGAGACTTAGAAAAGGAAGATAAAGTTTGTAGGACTTTGAATCCCAATGATGAAAAATATATTTTCGTTTTGGATGATCCAAAGAGAGGATACAATATTGATATGAGTAAGGTTACAAATGAATATAAGGTAATTCGTAACGATTATCAATTCAAGATGTTTGATTATATTAAATTACTTGAAAATGCTGAAGAGATTCATATGATGCAAACTGGATTTTTGGATATGGTTAACTCCTATAAAATGGATAAATCAAAAATCTACAGGCACAACTATGTTAGAAACTATCCAGAATCAATTCACTCTAAAGGTCTTAATGAGGTAATTGGAATTGACTGAAACTGGATACATATCATATTCTGATTCAAGATTCAACTACCCTTATAAGGGATTTTGTTCTATTGTTTGTGGAATCATTGATATGGCTTTAGAGCATTATGTTATGAATGGTAATTTCAATATCGAAGTAGCAGAAAGTCAAACATTAAATTTGTTTGATAATATTTCATCAAAAACCAACAAGAGTTACAATGTTGGGTCATGGTGGTTGGAAAGATACTTTTCTAATCAAATCTACCAGGGACAATATAATGCACATACTCCAGCAAATGTAGATAATCTTAAAATTAAAAATAAAGTTTACAATAATATTCTTAAGATTAAAGATGAGTATGTAGAAAAGTTTGAAAATAAGAGAATAGATTTAGGAATTGATGAAGATACATTGGGAGTTCAGATAAGAGGCACTGATAAAAAAGAAGAACTTCCAGAGATAAAAATTGAAAGTATCTTTAACCTAATTGATTCTAATGATAAAGAAAGGATATTTGTAGCAACAGACGACAAATATTACTTGGATTGTTTGTTGAATAGATATGGTAGTAGAATCATTTATGATGACACTCTTCAAATTAGTAGTGGGTCTCAATCAATTCATCACAACTGCTCAAATCGCTCTCAAGTAAATGAAGAAGTATTATCTAGCGTTTATTTACTTTCAAAGTGTAGTCACTTTCTGTATAGTTTTTCGAACGTTAGTTTACTGGCATTGATACTTGGAATAAATGATTTTCAATTCATAGATTACCTAAACAAATGATTAGTATTGTAACTGGTACATTAAATCGTGTTGGAATGCTCCCTAACCTGATTAAAAATACTGTCCTTGCAGACGATAGAATAGAACTTGTATTAGTTGATGGTGGGAGCAACGACGGCACTGTAGATTACATTAAGCAAGTCAATCATCCTCAAATTAAACTGATTGAGATTGGTGGTAGAAGTTCTTATCCACATTTCATGAATATTGGTATTCGTGAATCAACTCACGAAATAGTGTGCCAGTGGAATGATGATGTTATCTTATGTAATGATTGGTCTGAAGTTATTATTGAAACTCAATCTAATCATGACTTCTATCTTTTTAATTGGAAGTATGGATCTTTTGATGAAACTAAAAATCCAGATTGGTTGAATGGTATGGACCATACATCTGGGTGGTGTTTATGTAATGTTGCAGATTCTGGTGGAGAGATTGTGATGAATTATGGATTATATCGTAAGAAGATATTCAGAGAAATTGGAATGTATAATCCTGAATATCAGTATTATTGTGCAGATGGTGATATGTCCTATCGTGCATATTCTTTTGGATATAAAGTTAAAGACCTGAGACATATCAAGGTATGCTCTCTTCCCACAAGTAAGGTTGCAACTTCTCATCCGGGAGACCATTCGATATATCATAAAAATATGGATATGTATCGAAAAAAAATCTTACCAGAAAGTCTTCAATATCTTTGAATAATCATATCGCGGTGGTTAGATAATTGCTTATCATTTTCATCAAATGGTTCTCCAATAAAAGCAAAGTCATCTAACTTGCGATCTCTTTTAATTGGAGTTCCAATTCTCTCATAATTAAAATATTCGTCATGAAGAAATAAACTTGTAACTGCTTGAGGATAAATTACCTCCTGTAGAAATCTCTGGTCTACTGCTCGGTCTGATATCCAATGTGATGTGTTGATGTATTGTTGCATTTTTTCATCAATGTTTTGAATGAAACCAGATTTACAACCCCACATTCCAGCACTTATTTCCCAAGCATGTCCACCAGGATGGTCACGGATAATATGAAACTGTTTATCTGATGCCAACCATTCTTCTACAGCGACAACATCTCTTTCAAATAAACGAGAGTCACAGTCTCTGGAGATAAAACATTCAACGCCTTCTTCAGATGCTGGACTAAATCGCCACATTGCGTTAGAATGATTTTGATTATCTCTTTCTACGAGTTTCACATTATTGCCTTCTAATTCTTCTAATATATAAGAAGGCACTGAGTCATCATGATAAACTCTCATTTCCCATTCTGGGTAAAATTTATTCTTAATAAGAGAGTTTTTAATTGCTCCCATAGTGTATTTTGGGTTATCGCCCCATAAAGAAAAAGATATAACTTTCATATTCACATCAATTCTTTATTATATATGACTGAGAAAAAACAGTATAACTTAGTTGGTGGTGGTTTCAATAACTATAATAATGGAAACAACGCATCTTCCATTCATAGGCAGGGATCAAAGTTTATAGAATGGGTAGATTCTGGAGCAGAAGAAACTTTCTATGTAGACCGATACATTGGTCTTGCCTTTGATGATGATTATAGTAAAAAGAAGTATGCTTGGTTACTAGAATCTGCAAATATTTGTCCAGATGTATTAGAAGATGTGAAGAGGAATTATCTTCATTATGTTAGAGTTTATGATGCAATTTTTACTCATCACCAAGACTTAGTTAAATTGCATTCTAAGTTTAAGTTTGCTCCTTTATATGGGAGTTGGATTACTGACCCAAAACTTTATGATAAGAGTAAATTAGTCTCTATGATTTGTTCTAACAAAGTAATGTGTGAAGGGCATCAATACCGTTTATCTTGGGCGCAGAAACTTCAAGGAAAAGTTGATTTTTATGGGAGAGGATTTAATGAGATTCAATCCAAAGAAGAGGGTCTAGCAGATTATATGTTTTCAGTTGCTATTGAAAACGCTTCTTATGAATCTTACTTTACTGAAAAGATTCAAGACTGTTTTTCTACAGGAACCATACCAATTTACTATGGGTCTCCTGATATTGGAAAGTTTTTTAATCCTGAAGGAATTATTACACTTACTGATGATTTTGATGTCTCTCAATTGACTCCAGACCTTTATTATGATAAACTGGATGTAGTAAAAGAAAATTTAGAGAGAGTCAAAGATTTTCTAATCAACGAAGATTACATTTACAAAACTTACTTACAAGAATTATGATTTTAAGTTTTACTAATATTGTAAAAAAATACAATATGAATATCAAAGGAATTATTCATATTGGTGCTCATCAAGGTTGGGAGGTTGATGAATATATTGATAATGGAATTCAAGATATTGTTATGTTTGAACCTGTAAGTGAGAATTTTACAATTCTTGAAGAAAAACTTCAGGATGCAAATGCTAATATTTCTGCCTATCAAGTTGCTCTTGGTAATGAAGAAAAAAATGTTACAATGTATTTGAGTGATAATGGTCTTCTCAGCAGTTCTGTTTTAAAACCAAAAGTTCATCTTCAACTTCATCCGACTGTTGGATTTCCTACAACAGAAGAAGTTGAAATGAAAAGACTGGATAGTTTTGCTGAAGAGACTCAAAACTTCAACTTTATCAATATGGATGTGCAAGGATATGAACTTGAAGTCCTTAAGGGTGGTGCAGAAACCCTGAAGCATATTGATTATGTTTATTGTGAAATTAATCGTGATGAACTATATGAAGGAAATGCTTTTGTAGAAGACCTTGATAAGTTTCTTGCAGACTATAATATGGAAAGAGTAGAAACTGATTGGGCAGGAACTCTTTGGGGAGACGCTCTTTATGTGAGGAAGTGAAATGACAATAAGTTATAATCGTCTTGGGTCAAATGGGCGTCTTGGAAATCAAATGTTTCAGTATGCTGCTCTTCGTGGTATTGCAGCAAATCGTGGATTTGATTGGTTGATTCCCCCTCCAGACAGTTACGGAGATTCAAACTATGGATTGTTTGATTGCTTCAAGATGTCTTCGGTCAAGGAAGAAAACTTTGGATATTTAAATGCCCAAAGTATTTCTTCTAATCAGTTTCATTTTTCAAAAGAATTCTTTGATAGTTGCCCAGACAATGTAAATCTTCATGATTACTTTACTACGGAGAAGTATTTTGAGAATGTGAAGAATATTATTCGTGAGGACTTTACTTTTAAGGATGAAATCTTAGAACCTTGTAAGGAGATTATAGACCAACTGGATAATCCTATCTTTATGCATTTGCGTAGAGGTGATTATGTAGTCAATCCAAGTGCTCATCCAATCTGCCCTATTGAATACTATGAAGAAGCACTAACACATTTTGATGAAGACAAACCTGTTATTGTCTTCTCTGATGATATTGGATGGTGTAGAGAGCAACCTTTTTTTGAAAGTGATAGGTTTATGCTCTCTGAATTTGATGAGAAGTATGCACAAACTTGCGATACCCTCCAAGGAAGACAACAAGCATTGATTCCTTATTTTGACTTGTGTATGATGACTCTCTGCACAGGAGGAATTATTGCTAATAGCACTATGAGTTGGTGGGGTGCTTGGTTGATGCAAAACAGGACACAACCAATCATTTATCCTACACAATGGTTTGGTAGTTACTACGACCATTACATTATGGATGATTTGTGCCCACAAGATTGGTTTGGAGTTGGAATATGAATAATCTTACATTCTTAATGCCTTGTCGGATTGAGAGTGAAGACCGACTTAAAAATGTGATTACATCCATTAGTTACATCACTCATCATTTTCCACAGTCTCCAATTATCATCAAGGAAAATGATACGCAGTCAGTCTTTCAAGATAAAGCACTTTCAGTCATTCAAAATATCTTTGGTGATATTCCAACAAATCTATATCATATTTTTGAGCAATCAAACAATCAATTCTTTTATAAGACTCGTATTCTAAACGATCTTCTTCTAGCATCAAAAACAGAAGTTGTCTATAACTATGATGTGGATGTTGTTTATCCAGTATCCAGTTATGTGACTGCATATAATATGATTATGCAGGGTGGATTTGATGCAGTCTATCCTTATGGTTGTGGTGTTTATCAATGGGCAGTTGACTATCCCATTCCACTCTTTGATGCTTTTATTCAATCAAAGTTTGATTTGAATGTTCTGCAACCTAATTGTAAATTGCAACCATCAGTAATGGGATGGGGGCAAATGATTAAGCGTCAAGTTTATATTGACTCTTATATGTGGAATGAAAACTTTATCTCTTGGGGTGCAGAAGATTGTGAGTATTATTATCGTCTTCAAGCACTAGGTTATCGTGTTGGTAGAGTCAATGACATGGTTTATCACTTTGACCATGCTCGCACTTTTAATTCACATTATCACAATCCAAAGTTTATGGACAATCATAATCTTTGGCAAACTATTCGCACTTGGGACAGAGATGCTATAATAAGGTATTATGAATCTCAGAATTATATTAAGGAGAGAAGGAGTCAGTTGAATGCTAGCGTTTAATCATCTTGGAAAACTGGGTAGACTTGGAAATCAAATGTTTCAATATGCCTCATTGAGAGGTATTGCCCGAAATCGTGGATATGATTTTTGTATTCCCAATCATCAAGAAGTATTGAAAGATCCTTATGGGTTTGATTTGAAGATAGAATTATTCTATCCATTCAATATGACATATGTGCTTCCTCATAATATTAAACTTCTTGATAGGGGATATGCACCTGTAGCACAAGAGAAGCAGTTTCATTTTGATGAGACACTTTTTAATATGTGTCCAGATGAAATTACTCTTGCTGGATTCTTTCAATCTGAAAAATACTTCAAGCACATTGAAGATGAAATTCGTGAAGACTTTTCTTTCAAGAATGAGATTTTAGATCCTTGTAAAGAAATGATGGAGTCTGTTGGGGAAGCAATCAGTCTTCATATTCGTCGCACTGATTATCTTCAGAATCCAAATCATACTGCTCTTGGATTAGAATATTATACTGAAGCACTTCAAAAGTTTGATTCAAATCTTCCTGTAATTATCTTTACCGATGATGTGGAGTGGTGTAAAGAGCAGGAAGTATTCTCTGATGAACGCTTTATGATTTCTGAATCTGGAGACCACTATGTAGATATGTGCTTGATGACTTTGTGTAAATATCATATCATTGCAAATTCTTCATTCTCTTGGTGGGGCGCTTGGTTATCTAATTCTGATAATGTAATTGCACCTATTAAATGGTTTGGTGAAGGAAATCAAGATAAAAATACAGAAGATTTAATTCCTGAAAGATGGAGTAAACTATAATGGACAAAAACAAATCTGCTTATAAACTTAAAAACATCGGACCCATATATTACTTAAATCTTGATGGACAACCAGAAAGAAAAGAATATATGGAAGACCAATTTAAGTATTGGGAAATAGAAAACTATACTCGTATTTCAGCATATGATGGTCGTGATGATGATTTAAGTGACATTATTAAAGGTCGTTATCCAGAAACAATGACTTCTGGTGAGATTGGATGCACTACTTCTCATCTAAAGGCAATCAAACATTGGATGGAAACTTCTGATAGTCCATATGCTGTCATTATGGAAGACGATGTAGATATTCAAGTAGCAAGATTCTGGGACTTTACCTGGAATGATTTTGTATCAAAAATTCCTTATGATTGGGATGTTGTGCAACTTGCTATCATCTGCACTGGTGATTTGCATGTTAAGTTGCATAAGAGATTTGTGAATGATTTCTCAACCGCTTGTTATATGATTACTCGCCATCATGCAGAAAAACTTCTTAAGTTTCATGTGAAAGGTGATAAGTATAAATTGGATCAAGGTGTAAAACCAAGAGCAGTTGCTGATGACTTGATTTACAATTCTGGTAATACTTATTCAATACCAATTTTCCTTTATCGCATTGCTTTAGGTTCTTCTATTCACCCAGAGCACATTGATCACTTCCATAGAGCAAGTCATGATGGTCTTCTACGATTCTGGGAGCAGCAGGGTCATGATATGAATATTGACGACTTGATGAATTATGATCCGTTTTTGGGTCGGATAACTCACCCCTCTCAGCAACAAAGTCAGTAATCTCTGACGAAACCCTTGACATCTCTTAAGATTTGCTATATAATTCTGTTGTAAATCTTCACATAAGATAATGACTGTCACAAAAAATGAGTTTGGGCAAATGAATATGTTTGCTAAAGAGCCTGCAATGTATATGACCAAGGAAGACCTTGAGCGTTATGGTATCGAACCTTATGCTGAAAAAGCGGAGAAAATGAATGGGCGTTGGGCAATGGGCGGCATTATTGCTGGGTTTATTTCTTATGCTATCACTGGGAAACTTTTCTTCGGAGTCTTCTGATGGTTGAGTTACTCTGGACTTTTACTGGGGTTGCGTTCTTAGTTCTTTTATGCTATTCTATTGAGAAAGTTTGCGAAACTTATTGAAATGACATTCAACGTTACACTTCAAACTCCTGACGGCACTGAAACCACTATTCAATGTGCTCCCGACCAATATATTCTTGAAGCAGCAGAAGAGGCAGGTCTTGACCTTCCTTCTTCCTGTAAAGCAGGTGCTTGCTCTGCTTGTGCTGGTAAACTCATCTCTGGCACCGTAGATAATGAGGAGCAATCGTTCCTTGATGATGACCAACTTACTGAAGGTTGGGTGCTTACTTGTGTAGCATATCCAACTAGTGATTGTGTGATTTTGACTGAACAAGAAGAAAACATTTAAATTTAGGAGAACAACTATGAAATTCGGTTTTACCCCTGAGGCAGAGATCCTCAATGCTCGTCTGGCAATGCTTGGTTTTGTTATTGCCGTTGGCACATATCTCACTACTGGTCAAATTATCCCCGGTGTATTCTGATGGAGGTTACTATGCGTAAAGAAGGTTATCAAATTCCTCAAGTTGAATTTGTATTCCGTGAGTCTGGTGAGTTTGTAACCCGTACTTCTTCTGAACTTTTCGATGGAAAGCGTGTGGTCATTTTCAGTTTGCCTGGTGCTTTCACTCCTACTTGCAGTGCCTATCAGTTACCTGGATTCGAAGAGAAATACGACGACTTTATTGGTAGTGGCATCGACGATATTTACTGCCTCTCTGTTAATGACGGGTTTGTAATGAATGCATGGGCACAAGACCAAAATATTGAAAAGGTCAAACTGATTCCTGATGGTAATGCTTACTTCACCCGTTCGATGGGAATGCTTGTGATGAAGTCGAATCTTGGATTTGGTGAAAGGTCTTGGCGTTATGCTGCTGTGGTCAACAACGGTATTATCGAAAAAATCTTCGTAGAACCAGGACAAAGAGATAATGCTGCCGAAGATCCTTATGTTGCCACGACTCCAGAAGCAGTGTTTGAGTATGTGACTTCTACTATTAAGGTTGGTGCTACTGCCTGATATAACACTTAACATTTCTTTACTCTGTCTCTAAATAAGAGGCAGAGTTTTTTTGTATATGCCAAGAGGACAATTAACAAAGGATATTATGAGATGTGAAGTTCTCAAAATTAAATCCCAATTGGATAAAGAATGGATGAATAAAACTGGATATGACCCAAAGTGGTTGGCACATCAGTATCTCAATAAGGTCCTGGACAAAATCGAGGAATACAGGGCTTGACACCAGGTTAAGGTCGTGTTATGATAAATAGGTAAACAAATGTTACGGATTCCTCATAATTCTTAACATTGTTAAACACCCCAAACCGAGACCTATAGGGTGTATAAATCACGTCTCTCATATCCTAGAATAAGGGTGTCTAGGAAATAAGTAACTCCACCATTTCCCTGATGGACTACTTACTCTTTAAAAACAATGACTGCTTCTATTGCACAACGCAATTCTACTAACCCCTGGGAATCTTTCTGCCAGTGGGTTACCTCTACCGACAACCGACTTTATGTGGGGTGGTTCGGTGTTCTGATGATTCCAACACTGCTTGCTGCTACGACTTGTTTCATCATTGCCTTCATCGGTGCTCCTCCAGTGGACATTGATGGTATTCGTGAACCCGTTGCTGGTTCTCTTATGTGGGGAAACAACATCATCTCTGGTGCCGTTGTTCCTTCGTCCAACGCAATTGGACTGCACTTCTATCCTATCTGGGAAGCTGCTTCCCTAGATGAGTGGCTCTACAACGGTGGTCCTTTCCAACTTGTAGTTTTCCACTTCCTCATCGGCATCTATGCTTATATGGGTCGTGAGTGGGAACTTTCCTACCGTCTTGGTATGCGTCCTTGGATCTGCGTAGCATACTCCGCACCTGTTGCTGCTGCTTCTGCTGTATTCCTGGTTTATCCTTTCGGTCAAGGTTCTTTCTCTGATGCGATGCCTCTGGGTATCTCTGGTACTTTCAACTACATGCTTGTCTTCCAGGCAGAGCATAATATCCTTATGCACCCCTTCCACATGCTTGGAGTTGCTGGTGTCTTCGGTGGTTCACTGTTTAGTGCTATGCACGGTTCTCTGGTTACTTCCTCACTGGTTCGTGAAACCACTGAGAATGAGTCGCAGAATTATGGTTACAAGTTCGGTCAAGAGGAAGAGACTTATAACATCGTTGCTGCTCACGGTTATTTCGGACGCCTTATTTTCCAATATGCTTCCTTTAATAACTCTCGTTCGCTGCACTTCTTCCTTGCTGCTTGGCCTGTTGTCGGTATCTGGTTCACTGCTCTTGGTGTGAGCACTATGGCTTTTAACCTCAACGGTCTGAATTTTAACCAGAGTATTCTGGATAGTCAGAACCGAGTAGTTCCTACTTGGGCTGACATCTTGAACAAAGCTGGGTTGGGAATGGAGGTAATGCACGAAAGAAATGCACATAATTTTCCTTTAGATTTGGCCAGCACTGAAGCAACTCCTGTTGCTCTTACTGCACCAACTATTGGATGATAAAAACTCAACCTCAATAGTTTTTAAGACCTTCTTCGGGAGGTCTTTTTTTGTGACTACTTGACTAAATACTTAAAGTTATGTTATAATAACTTTAACAACTAAAACAACTATGAAAACCTGTAAAATTTGCAAAGAACTAAAACCCCTTACAGAATTTTACCAGACAGTAAGGAATGGAACTCCTTATGGACATCACGGTAAATGTAAGAAATGTTATGTGAAAAAACAACAAGAAAACTATGACCCCGTAAAAAAGAGGGATGAAAATTTGAAGAGAGTTTATGGTATTGGTATTGAAGAATATAATAATCTTCTAGAAAAGCAGGGACATAAATGTGCTATTTGTGGTTCTACTGACCCCAAAGGTAGGAAATCTGGTAGAGGTGGAGGTGTAGATGTTTTCTATGTTGACCATAATCATAAAACAGGTGAAGTAAGAGGACTTCTTTGTAATGTATGTAATAGAACTATTGGATATGTAAATGAAGATGTAGAACTTATCAAGAATATGATTAAATATGTTAAAAAGCACCAATAAAATGCTCCCAATTCTCACATTCTTCATAGCATTCGGCATTTTTATGACTCTTCTATCACTCACAGACCACTATCACTACTGAGAAATTTGTAGAAATCAAAACAAAACTTAAATCAAATATCTGGTATAATTTCTAAATAATTTTTTACAATACTTAACGATGCTTCTAGACTTAGCACACACAATTGCTGACTATACTATTTGTGGTGAAGGTAATGTATCAGAAAGACAGACCGAGAATACATTTCTAATCAAAGCAAGTGGCACAAGTCTTCATACATTATCAGAAGAAGATTTAGTTGTCGTAAATACTGAAGCACAACAACTCTATCCAGAGCAAAAGAAACCAAGTATTGAAGTGCTTTTTCATGCTTGGATTATGAAGCACTTTCCAGAAATCAATTATATTGCTCATACACATCCACCTAAGACAACTCAGATACTTTGCTCACCTGCCGTAAATGATTTTGCCTGTCAGAGATGGTTTCCAGACCAAATCGTAAGAAATGGTGTGTTATCTTGTCTTGTCCCTTATGCTCCTCCTGGTGCTAGACTTCTTGCGAATATAGAGAAGTATGTTGGTGAGTTTGTAGACCAGTATGGTTATTTTCCGAAGTTGATTCTTCTGGAGAATCATGGTATCATTACGGCATCACCTTATCAAAAAGATTGTGCTGCTGCTACATTAATGTGTGAGAAATCTGCCGAAATCTTTATTGGTGCTAAACTTCTTGGTGGTGTCAACTTCCTTCCTGATGAAGAGATTGAGCATCTAGAAAACTGCCCTGGTGAGCAGTATCGTCGTCGTATGTATTTTGTGAAGTAACTACATAGAAAGGTTGCCAAAAAACTATGAAAAACCTAGAACTCACAGAAGACCAGATTAAACTTTTGGCAGATGCTCTTTGGATGCGTCAAAGGTGTTTCATTGCTGGAGACAGAAGATTTAAAGAATACGGAGCAATGCTAAATGAAATTCTAGAAGGACTTGATTATACTCCAAGTAGATATTGATGATTACAACAGAGACACCTTATAAGTTGGCAGAGATTATTAGAGATACTTATCCTGGACTTTACAGAAGACCACAAGTGACATATAATAAAGAAAAGGAATCTAAAAAATGAAAAAGTATAATGAAGAGTATTTCACAGTAAGAGAAAGAAGGACTCATAAAAAAATTTGTGATTGTGGAGATTTTGAAGACGCAAGGATGGTGATGAGAATGGACGCACCAAATCGTGAAATTGTAAAAAACAAGGTTATGATGGCACAGGTAGTGGATATTGAGATTCCAAAAGCATTGCCGACGAATGAGATTGTGGTGAATATGGACGGTGGTGTTGGTGGATCTTGGGAAGTCAAAGAACCAGAGAAACTACCACAAATCAAACTTCCAGAAGGTCAGGGACAACCTGTAATCATCAAATAAATAATCATAAGTCGCAGTAACTTATGGGACCTCTACACTCTCCAAAAGAATACTTGTTTAATTTACAGGCAACGACTAGTGGGGAGGCAAAACGATTATGGAGGCAACATATAAAAGAGCAATGGAATCATCAATGTGCTTACTGCGGATCTGAAGATAATCTAACAATAGACCACATAGTGCCAAGGTCAAAAGGTGGCACAGACTTCTCTAAGAATGTAGTCTGTTGCTGTCACGATTGTAACCAGTCAAAGGGACATGAGCACTGGAAACTATGGTATGTCCAGCAAGATTTTTATAGTGAAGAAAGATTTGATAAGATAGAAGAGTGGATGAAACCAGACCCACCGACGAATCTGTTTGCTTATCGTCCAAGAAGAAATAATGCGTCTTGAGGTTTTATAAATAATTTTAAGGGAAAATGTAAAACTGGAATAAAGTAAAAAAATGGCGACACCCATCAGAATTAAAAGATCTGCAGTCCCAGCAAAAAAACCAAATAATAGTGACCTTCTTTTCGCTGAACTGGGTCTGAATACCTTTGATGGGAGAGTATTTTTAAAACAAGATCAAGGAAAACTTGGTATTGGAACTCGTGTTATTGAAGTTGGTGCAGGTTCTCGTATTGGAAAAACAATATTCGTAACTGCAACTGGCGATGATAATAACAGTGGATTAAATGAAATTGATTCAAAAGCAA